TTATATGGAAGCCTCGGAGACGGGGCTTCTGTCTTTTCGGAGTGTGCGGTTTGTGATAGGCACAAATTCGGGCATCTCCATTTCACGGTAGCAGATGTGCAGACCGATGGCACGTGTCATGAGCAAGTCGTCATGCTTGCCGACAATAGCACCATACGCGCCATTCGGCTTGCGCTCATAGGTGTCGTACTCGTCAAGACACCGTTTGTCGCGCTCGATATACAGACGCTCACGAATGACCTTGACCAAGGTGGAGATAATCATTGGCTTGGTGGCCACATTCGTATGGAAGCCATACTTGCGAGGCGCACCCTCGCGTATCTCGTCCTCGGACTGCTTGCGAGCGTAGAGATTGGGATAGATGTCTGAAATCTGATTGAGGATATACTGCGACTGGTCGCCACCCTCCACCTGTCGCTCCTTGTCGTGCGTCTCCAAGGTGTTGGACTCGATGACCAACAGCGAGTCGTTGTAGAAAGCAGCAATCTGCGCGGCACGCCATGCGAGGCGGTCGATGTCGCAATGGCCGTACCACTGCGCCACGACAGACGGAGGCTCACTGCCGTCAATCATGCTCAGACGGTCGAACACCACGATGACAGACCAGTCCGCCTTGTTGGAGCGTCCGCCCACATCGACCACGGTAAGGTAGCGGTCGGTAACTTCGTAATCGTCAAACTTCTCGGGCATAGCCCAAATGGAAAGTAAGCCCTGCCTGTCCTCACGGAAACGGAGATTGGAAAGAGCCTCCTCGCCCTCGTCGGCATCGGCATAGACCTCGCCAACAAACTTAGGCTTGCGGCAATATGGCTCAAACTGCTTGACAAGATACTTGTCGAACACCATTGTACCTGCATGAACAAACGCCTCCACATCGTCAGACGGAAACTCCGCAGCCATCACCGCAAAGTCATTCTTACCAGCACGCTCGTATATATACCAATGGATAGCCTCCAGTGTAGCCCCCTTTTCCCACAACGACCACAGATAGCGTCCACTCTCCTCACGATTGGACGGAGTGTAGGCATTGTTGCGGTTCTCCCAAAGCCATTTGGCAAAGGCGCGTAGTTCTTCGGCAGAGTCGAAAGGACGCGAGTAATGCTCAATCTGAAACCAAGAAATAAAAAGTGCCTCAAACTGTGACTTGACAGTAGGGTCAGCAGCGGCCGTATATTCTGCATCAAAGTAAGTGCCAACACCATCGGCAGTACTTTCCATGACAATCATTGTGTAAGGTCGTGCAAGAATACCAGAGCAAGCGGAACGCACAATATCTTCGGGCGACTTGCCCTCCGTCTTTTTCCACAGACCTACCTCGGAAAGATGCACCAACGAGTAAGCACCGCCACGGCAACCGTTAGGACGCTCGGCAGTACCCACCTTAATCTTGCAATCTCGTTGTGGCACACGGTACGTAGAACCCGACTTGCCGACACCGACCAACTTAGGCTCGTTCTCCGAATAGACCTCACCCAACTTGTGAAGAAATTCCACCGGGTGTTTCTTAATCATGAGGTCGAACATATCCTTGATTTCGTCCGATGCCGTGCCTTGGTGGGCGATGATGAGTGAGTTGAGACCTTTCTTGTGGAAGAACTGCAACCATGCCATGTAGAGCTGCACAGTCGTGGAGCCGCCCCACTGACGCGCTTTCAAGAGAATAAGACGGATAGGTAATCCTGCCTTTCGTTTCGCCTCAAAGCGCGACACGAGGATGCGCTGCGGATACCACAGACGAAAAAGCACGTCCTTTCCTGCATCCTTGTTGTGGATATAGACGAGCGTAGCCGTCCAAAAAGGAAAGTCGTGCTTGTAGCGCAAGCGTATGAGCGTGCGCGACACCTTGATGAAGTCATCGTCATTCGGCTCAACGTGCATCACGGACGAGAGAAACTTGTCGATAGAGCCAGCCTTGACCAACTTCTTGACAAGCGGAATATCCATCATCTCCACAGGCAACCACTGAACAGGAATGGCAAAGTCGGCAATGCTGACACGGACACGTTTACCAATAGACCCCTCACCAGTAACAGGGTCAAACTTGGCGAACATGATTTCATTGCGCCTGTCATTCTCCGCAAGCAGTGCGGCAATCTCTGTATCTATCGTATTGGTTGTCATACCATCCATTCTTTATGCGGTAAATAAACTCCCCGACCGTGCGAGGCGTGAGGTAGAACTTGGGCGCAGGTTGATTTACTATCTTCGTAACCAACTCATAGACCGACTTGTCGGGATAATCCTCACGCATGAGGAGGTATCTGCGGTAAATCTCCTCGAACATCTCACGCTTGTTGCTCCTCATTCGCGGCATGGGCTTTCCTGCCGCCATAGCGGAAATGACAATGGCCGCGCGCTCCTCGCTCACCCAGAAACGCGAAGCTGGAGAGTCGGCCACCAACTGAAAGATAACAGGCATGATGATGATGCTTGCCTCGGCAAGTCTGTCGCGGTACACCCTCATAAGGTCGGCATTGCGCTCCCTTGTAAAATCCAATATGCTGCCAAAGTATTTCATAAAAATCACGGTTCTGTTCTATACAAAGGTACTCAACGCAACTCACAAAAGTTAAAAGTCAGTCCACCTCTTATATGGCTATTTTTGCATACGAATATTACACAATCATAAGAAAGTTAAGATAATGGCTGAAAACAATGGAGTTAAGAGCAGACGCGACCAGCAGCTGGAGCGGCTGAGAAAGAAATACCCCGACAAGAAGTTCGAGGACGATGAGGAAATCTATGGTCAGATCTCCGATGATTACGACCAATACGAGCACGACCTTGACGGCTACAAGGGCAGGGAGAAAGCCATGTCCGACATGTTTGCCGCAGACCCGAGGAGTGCGCAGTTTCTTGCCGACATGCACAACGGCCAAGACCCTGTGCTCGGCCTTGTGAAGAATTTCGGAGTGGACATCAAGGACGTGCTTGACGACCCCGAGATGCAGGACAAGATAGCCGAGGCTAACAAGGAGTATGTGGAGCGTGTGGCCAAGTCGAAACAGCTCGATGAAGAGTATGAGAAGAACATGGACGCAACGCTTGAGACCCTGCGCCAGTTCCAAGAGGAGCGCGGCATGACAGACGAGCAGATAGACGAGGTGGCCAATGGTATGCTCACCGTTGTCAAGGACGGAGTGATGGGCAAGTTCTCACGCGAGACCTTGGAGCTGTTTGTGAATGCCATCAACCATGATGCCGATGTAGCCAACGCTGGCGAGGAGGGACGTGTGGCAGGACGAAACGACAAGATTGTGGAGGGACTGCGCAAGCGCGACAAGGGAGACGGCACAGCACCGCTCAACGGAAAGAACGGAGGCTCACCCACACAGCAGAAGAAGCAACAGAGCATATTTGACCTTGCTAATGAAGCGATGTAGCCCATGAAAGGAGAAGTCGTGAAGTTTCCCCCGGAGGGAAAGACGCTGCGCTCCACCAAGGGTAGCGCAGGACTTTGCACCCAATTGCCGGGCGCAATGGCATCAGTAAGCAATCTCGCGAGCGCGACAGGCGGTATAGCCCCCGGCAACCTCGCACAGACCGATAGCAAATAACATTATTCACAAACTAAAATTTCAAGACATGGACGGAGAAACCGTACAAGTAGGTGGTAAAAATCCCACCCCAACACCGGGCACAGCCGGTGTAGCAAGCCAAGTGCCGGGAGCACCCACTACCGTCAGCGGAGTGGCAGATGCGACTGGCGGAGTCGGTCCGGGCAACCTCGTACAGAGCGACCTCGACCAGGAACTCTACAAGTTCAAGAGTGACGACACACCGCTTATGCAGCTCATGCTGAAAGCGAAGAAAGTAAAGGTGAATTCGCCCGAGGTGGAGCACTACATGATTGACGAGCCGCGCTCCAGCGTGACATCGACAACCAAGGTGACCGCAGGAACAGCCAAGCAGTTCATCCTGCCGTTGCTCTCCAACGATGCGGAAATTCCCAGACCTTACGGCACGCTGCTCGCCAAGGGCGTGGACGGCTATGCCGAGGACGGAACGACCAAGACACCGGGCAAAGACCTCATGCTGTTCGTGACAGGCCACGACCCTGCATCGGGCAACCCCATCTGCAGAGCCGTGAACGGTCCGAAGACCAACAGCACGGACGAGTATTGCACTACGCCCGAAATTCCGCAGGGCACAACATTCATCATCCTCTCCAACGCCCTCTACGAGACTCAGAAAGAGGTTGACCCCGACCTCATCGTTCCACAGGGACAGACGGTGTATCTTCAGAAGCGCGGCATGAACCAGATTGTATCTGACTACTACGAGGCGCAGAAGAAGAAAATTCCATTCGGCAAGGCTGTGATTGCAGAGGCCGCCATCACCAACTTCAAGGTGCGCGGCAACCGCACGCTCTACGCAGGACGCAAGGGCAAGTTCAAGGTGCAGACCGAAAAGGCAGGAGTGCAGTATGTGTACTGTACCGAGGGTGTGCGCTACCAAGTGAAGAAGGAAATCCAGCACACAGGCAAGTGGACGATTGAGGAAATCATCGCCTTGGCGAAGATGACCTTTACAGGCGAGGACGTGCCCAAGAGCGTGATAGCCCTTGCAGGCAAGAACTTCTTGGAGAACATCCAGTGCATCGACTACTCTAAGCACCCGGAAATTCAGATTTCGACCAAGACCAACCCTGTAGGCTGGGTAGTGACCAACTTCCACACCGTGTTCGGAGACATCGAGTTCAAGCACGACCCGACACTTGACCGCTTGAAGTGGAGCAACTCTGCGTTCATCGTTGCGCCCGACCGCCTCGTACACTACCAGTACTCGGCCGAGCACTCATCGAAAGACCGCATGGAGGGCGAGGAGGCAACACGCGAGTCGATGCTTGTGTGGGACGCACTCGCACTCAAAGGCTCGTGCCATATCTGGATCAACGGTGAGGGTGACAGCGAGAACACCAGCGCAACGCAAATCCACCTTTGGGACAGCGCGGAAGCACCCGAAAGCCCTGTTGAGGGTGGCGTGTACTATCTGTTGCAGGACTGCCCTGCCATCAACGCGGAAGCCGTGTGCGGCCAGATGTGGCAGTACAAGAGCGCAGCATGGGTGGAGTATGCAGGTGATGTGATGGCCACCGAGTAATCCGAAGTTTAATTAAACCAATCATCAACCAATAGAGGCGGATAGGTAGCAATGCCGTCCGCCTTTATTTATAATAATCAGACAACAAAAATGAAAAAGAAGAGAATAACCTACGGAGTGTACGGCATGATGGAATACCAAGCCATTATCAAGATAGGCAGAGCCACACTCAAAGTAATGTTCACGGACGGCTCCATTACCGCCATGGGACAGAACCCTGCACAGTACACGACAAGCGACTTCATCGTGCAGCACGCGATAGAGAACAGCAGCGATTTCAAGAAAGGCCGCATACATGTGGTGAGCACCATTGAGCTTGACGAGGAGCTGCATATTGAGCGCAACCCTGCCAAGCCGAGCACACGGACGGCAAAGGTTGCGGCAAAGGCTGTGATTGACAATAAGCCTACTGAAGCCTTTTCAAGCCATACTACGTCTGTGGCAGAGGACGTGGCAGACGAGACTACCGAGGAGGCTGATGCAGGTGGTGTTGTAACACCAACGGACGAGGCAGATGCGGAAACTATCGAGGAAGAGCCAGAGACAGAGAGTGACCCTGAGGCCGTAGAGGACACCACAAGCGAGGAGGCAGCAACCGAGGACAATGCGGCAGAGGGCAAGACCGAGGTGGAGTTTACCGACAACCAAGAGGCCAAGGACTACATCTTCAAGAACTTTGGCGTGAAGCCCGGCTCGATGCGCAACCGTGAGGATATCAAGGCCGTTGGCGAGACCTACGGAGTGAAAATCACGTTTGTCAACGAGAAGTAAAGAATGACGATATGGTGTACAAAATCGAAGTCGTGGAGCAAGATGTGCGCATCGCCATAGACGAGAACAAGACCAGCGAGCAGCTCATCAGCGATGAGGATATTGACACCTTGTCGTTGAACGAAGTGATACGCTCGAAGATAGAAGAGGCCGTGCGCAGGGTGGAGACCTCCGCGCCTGTGTATCTCTTGGAAGAGGGACACGAGTTTGGCGAAGCCGTGTATTGGGAGGATAACGGCAGCGGTTGGGTGCTGCTCCCCGATGACTTCATGCGGTTGATAGCATTCCGCATGAGCGACTGGGAACGCACTTGCTACAATGCCATTTCGGTGGACGACCCACTCTATGACCTGCAATCGTCAAGATACAAGGGCGTGAGAGGCAGCGTGCAGAAACCAGTGTGCGCGGTAGTGAACCGAGCCGAGGGCAAGGCGTTGGAGTTCTTCAGCTGCAACAGCGAGGACGCCTACGTCAAGCGAGCCACCTACATACCCTATCCCAAGATAGACGATGAGGACGGCATCGACATCTCCGAGCGTTGTTACACAGCCGTAGTCTATACCACGGCAGCATTAGTACTAACCGCCTTTGGCGCGACCGACAAAGCAGAGCAGTTGAACGCCTTGGCAAAATCAATAATGGAATGAGTTCAATACCAACAAAACAGATAGACGGTGATGTGGCCGTAGGCCGCAACGTCAGCATGGGCGGTTCGGGTACGGTGCGTGGCTCCATGACCGTAGGCCACAACCTGACCGTGGAGGGTTGGCTTGAAGCCAAGAACATCAAGGGACCGAACAAAGGTCTGTTCAAGACCGCAGCGCAACTGCGCGAGGCATACCCCAACCCACACGAGGGTTGGTGGGCATTGGTGACCGTGGAGGGCAGCGCATCATCAGACCACTTGGGACAACTCTATGTGGCAGACGGTGGCACATGGGTAGCGCAGGTGGACAGCAGCGGAAATCCATTGCTGAAAGGCAACCCCACCGTGGACAGCACCGAGTATATGGAAGCCGTGGATGAAATGACAGCCGACCTTGAGGCTGTCAAGGTAGATGTGAACCAAAACAAGGAGGACATCAAGAGCCTGCGCAGCACGCAGACCTCGCACACGGACAGCCTTAACACCCTCAACTCGCAGATGGGAACGGCACAGACCGACATTGCCAATCTGAAGAAAACCGTCAGCGACAACAAGAGCGAGTTGGCAAACAGCATCAGCGGTGTGCAGAAAGACCTCACCGCATTCAAGAACACCAAGGGGACTGCAGATGGACTTGCACCTTTGGACGAGAAAGGACAAGTACCCTCGCAGTATCTGCCTGGATATGTGGACGATGCGCTGGAGTTTGGCGGCATTGTATCGGGCATTACCGCACAATTCCTGTCAGTCAGCAAATCATCAACGGACGAGAATTGTGCCGTGGTGTACAACAAGACCACTGAAACATTCGTCTTACGCTACACCCAACCCTCAGAGTCAGAGTTTGACCTGCGTCCGACCATCACCTATTATAACAACTGGCTGGACGGAGACCTTTTTGGCGATGGGACTGTATTGGGACGCAAGCCCCACAGCGGCAAAATCTTCATGGACGTAAGCACCAACAAGACCTACCGTTGGAGCGGCACGACACTGTCCGTAATCGGCTCGGACTTGGCACTCGGCCACAGCAGCGGTACGGCATTCCCCGGAGACGAGGGAGCGGATTTGCAGGAGCGCATGAGCGAGGCAGAGAGCACGGCAACCATCAGCCGACAACTGATAGACGAGAACAGCGCGGAGTTGCTGAACCGCAACACAATCAACGCCAATGTGCTGTTGTCGTTGGGCGACCGTGAAGTGTCGTTCTCCGTGGTGCTTGAAAAAATCTTCGATTTGAAGAACAAAGCAAGATACATGAAACCTGGTATCGTGCTGTCGTTTCTTTCGGAGACAGGCATACAAAACAAGCAGTGGACGAACTACGGCAAGGAAACCGAGACCGACTGGAAAAACGAAGCCAACTGGACAGACTTCGGCTCGAACGGCAGTGCCATAGGCAACACGGTGAACGTGAACGACATCTGCGAGGACACCGAGTACACCCTTTCGACCGCCATCAAAGCTGTGCAGGACAAGGAGAAAGAAAGCGGACTATCGTATATGAAGAGCGGTGTCGTGCTGACCTATAAGACAGCCGATGTGACCAGCAACGGCTCGCCCAAGTGGGAAGCCTACCAGTTCACACGCACCGTGGACGACATCAACCCGGAAGACTTGAAACCTTGGGTAGAGTTCGGAGGAGGCGGCAACAATGCCGTGCCGACCTCGGACACCCCCGAAAAGGACGGCAAGGAGGCATTCTCCACAGGAGGTGCATACGCCAACATACCCACCACACTGCACATTGACACCGAGACGCAGGGCGTGGTGAAGCTGCAACTGCAGAATGCCGGGCAGGAAGCCGTGGGCGACGAGGTGCAGTTTGCCGTAGGCGGAGGAGGCGGAGAAAGCACAGGTACGATTGTGAGCATACAATTCGAGCAGAGTCCGCTGTATGCCAAGGCTGGCGGCAGCGTGGTGATGAAAGCTGCTGTACGAAGCGTTACCACACAAGGCAGCCAAGAACTGAGCAACATGATAGAAAAGGTGCTGCTCAAAGATCGCGACACCGGGCAGACCTTGGAGACATTCATGTTCAACAGAGCGTCATCGGCAAGCGGAGACACCTACGACTTCGAAATGGACGTGAGCAGCTACTTCGTAACCGCCACCACCAAGCGTTTCCAACTTATCGCCTATGATGATGCAGGAAACACAGGCAGCAGGAACATCAACGTGAGCGGTGTAGATGTTACCATCAGCAGTGTGCAGACCCTCAACTACACGGCAAGCACCGCCCTTGCCGCAGGAGGAGCCGCCAAGAGCATACCGATGTACAAGTTTGCCAACAACGCATCGGACAAAGGTATCAAGGTTGTAACCGAGATATACCTAAACGGAGTGTGGCAGACACTCGGCACAAGCGTAGTTCTCGACACCTACTCGCACTCCATCACCATAGACCCGAAGAGCTGCTTGGGCGAGATACTGACACATGGCGCATACCCCCTGCGCATACACGGAGAAGATGTAGGTTCGGGCGTGGTGGGCAACTACCTCCACACAGCCGTCATTGTGGTGGAGAGCGGCAACAACACCCCGATAGTGGCCATGCGCTGGTACACCGAGCAGTTGCAAGGCAAGAGGAAACTCTACGAAAACATCGAGGTGGACTATGCCGTGTATGCAGCCGACACGGACGAGCCGCAAGCCGTGGTGTGGTATGACGGAGCGCAGGAGACCACCACCGTAGCCTACCGGGGACAGACCAACACGTTCACCAAGCAAGTGCAGGAGAGCGTGCATGACGGCACAAAGAGCGTGTCGGTGAAAGTGATGTGCGGAGAAACTTCATCGGAAACCGCCACATTCATTGTCGATGGCTCACTTGTAGATGTGGAGGAAGTGACCACCATGCGCGAATTCAACATCACGATGGACTCACGCAGCAACGGAGAGACCGACAAGACCATCAAGGACGGAGGAGTGGAAATCACCGTTGAGAACTGCAACTGGTCGAGCAACGGATTTGTCAAGGACACCTACGGCACGCCCACCTACGGCACGGAGAACGACAAGGGACGCATGGCACTCCGCATAGCCGAGGACATGAAAGCCGTGTGCTCGTTCAAGCCATTCGCCAACACCAGCATCGAGCAGAACGGCATGGCACTGAGTTTCACGGTAAAGGTGAAGAATGTGGAAGACCGCACGGCACGCATCATCGACTGCCTGGGCGACAACCAGCTCGGTTTCTACTTGACTGGCGAGAAACTCGTGTTCACCTGTGATGGAGCAACCGCAGCCAACCCCGACGACTTGGGCGCACAGCAGACAGCCGTAGCCCTGTATGCCACTGACAAGGAGACACGTTTCGACATTGTGATAGAGCCGACCAGCATAGCCTCATACAGCGGCATAGGCTCCATCAAGATATATGTGAACGGAGACGAGGCCGCAGCCACCTATTACAATGCCGGGAAGTTTGCCCACAACGACATGCAGATAAAGTTTGACGGCACGAAAGCCGACATCTATCTGTACCGTGCCATCGGCTGGGCCACCTACTACAACTACCGACAGGCATTCAACAACTACTTGGTGGGACAGAAAGACACCGCAGCCATGCTGACGGAGTACGAGAAGAACCAAGTGATGGCCTCGCAGACCGCAGAGGGAACAACCAAGGACAGGCCGACCATGCAAGCGTGCATGAACGCAGGACTATGCTGCGTGACCCTGCTGAAGAATGCCGACACCCCCGACATCGAGCAGAGCTACCCCGGCTACCTCGACAAGCTGGACGGAGACAAAAAGACCAAGGCATACTTTGACTGGGTAATCCGTTTCCCCGACAGGCCATGGCAGGACTGCAAGGTGTACAACGTGCCGACCACAAACCAAGGCACGACCTCATCGCTGCGGCCCGTGAAGAACAAGAAAGGCAAGTTCAAAGGCTGCAAGATAGAGATGCTCCACACAGAGGAGGACTTCAAGAACGACCCAGTGGCACTGGCCAAGTTCCAAAAGGCCAAGAAGATGGCCGCGAAGAGCCAAGTGCAGGTGATAGACGGAGGCTTGTGGGTAAAGACCATCACCATCAAGGTGGACTACTCCGACTCGACAGGCGCGAACAACGGAGCGACCATGGAGCTGATGAACAAGACCCAGCGAGCCATGGGAGCGGACTACATGACCCCAGCGCAGAACGCCTACAACGGAGGCGACACGATGAACACCAGCATCGACAGCGTGACGTGCGCCCTATTCCGCACCGACCAGCAGAGCGTGGACGCGACCAACGAGACCTACGCCTACTTCCATGCCAAGGCCAACTTCAACGTGGACAAGGGCAACCCCTCGTTCTTCGGCTTCGAGAAAGTGAGCGGCTACAACAGCGACTGCTTGAACTATGGCGACTTTGTGGAACTCGTGGCCGAGAAAAACCAAGACCTCAACATCTTCAAGGTGCAGACCTTGGCGAAGAGCGAAGAGCTGATAGCCTCGAACATCTACATGCTGAGCGAATACTGCGGAGAGAAGCACATCTTCTTGGAGAATGACGGCACAGGCACGATGCAGGAGACCACCGCCACAGCCGACCCCACGGAAGTGGACAAGAGCCTTGCCGAGGTGCTGGCAGACGATGTGAACAACTACGACTGGGGAACGGTGTACCTGACCAACGACTACAAGTATGTGAAGTACAGCGGAGGCAAGTGGAAAGACACCACAGGCAAGATGCAGTATGACACAAGCACCAAGAAATGGGGCGTGACAGGCAGGGTGCTGAACCCTGTGGAGTGCTACGAATACTTGAAGTACGACTCCCTCTGCTGGCTGCAAGGCGTGAACGGCATAGACGACCTCATGCGCATAGACCAATCGACAGGCGAACCCGTGTGGCTCGGCTACTACGAGAGCCGATACCCCGACGATGACGACTTGAACGACCTCTACGCCAAGGGAAAGAAAGTGCCGTACAACCTATATAAATGGCTGCTGTGGACGCAGGAGTGCTCGCAAGACCGTACCGAGGCAGACGGAAACATCACCCTGCACGGCAAAAGCGTGGCAGGAACAAAGGAGAACCGACTGAAGAAATTCTGCGAGGAACTCTATCAGTATGCCAACGTGCGCTCCACCGGGTGCTACATAGTTGGTACGGACTATGTGCTTGCCGTTGACCAGCGGTCGAAGAACATGATGATTTCGTTCTACCTCGACACCAACGGACTGACACGCGCCTACTTCAACCACTGGTATGACGGAGATTGCTGCTGGCTTGCCGACAACGACTGCGGCATCACCGTACCTTGGGACTTGGACAGCGTGACCGACCCCAAGCATTACTACCAAGGGTGGAACTCCGTGATGTTCCAGCAAGGCTACGCAGCCGACAAGTTCTGGCTTGAAGATGATGGCAAGACCACCATCACGTTGCACGACATCGCCAACGACATGCGCAGCGCGGAGGCGGACGGCATCAAGATTTTCTCCGCAGACGGTTGCAAGAAACTCTGGATCACCGACCGCATAGCGAAGTGGGCGAAGATAACCAGCTCGTTTGACGGAGAGCGCAAGTACATCGAGAACTCCAAGGCAGGTGCAAACTACTACTATGCCGTACACGGACTGCGGTATGAGGACTTGCCCGTGACGTTTGAGAAACGCTTTGCCTACCGTGACGGCTACTATCAAGTGGGCGAGCTGTACACCAATCCGTTCAAGATGCGAGCCGTGGGTACGGACATCAGCATCAAGATAACGGCAGCGCAGGACGGTTTCTTCGGCTTGGGCGTGGACCGTGCGGACGCTTGTGTGGACAGCTGCTATCTGAAAGCAGGAGAAAGCTACACGCTGAAGAGCGGCATGACCGCCACAGGCGCAGGAACGATGCTCTATGTGTTCGGTGCGACACGCCTTGCAAGCCTCGACATCAGCGGCTGCACCCCGAAAGCCGAGGGTTGGGACATCTCGAACTGCACGATGCTGCAAGAACTCATACTTGGCGGAGCGGACTATGCGCCAGCCGAGGAAAGCGGAGCAATCACGCAGCTCAACATGGGCAACAAGAGTTTCCTCAGACGCATAGACGCACGCAACACTAAGGTAACAAGCATCATCGCCTCGTACTGTCCGAGACTTAAAGAGGTGTTGGCGAGCGGTTCGCAACTATCGAGCATAGACCTTGCCGAGACAGCCCCGATAGAAACCCTTGAACTGCCAGCCACCATGACCACGCTCTACTTCAAGAACCTGCCCAAGCTGACCTATCCCGGTGGACTGACCATAGCAGGAATGACGAACGTGAAGAAGATGTTCCTTGACGAGTGTCCGCACATTGACACCATGACCCTGCTGCGGCAGATAACCACGGCAGGACAGCTGAAGAGCGTGCGCATACCGGGCGTGAACGCCACGGCCAGCGTGGAGATGCTGCGCGGCATCATGCAGAGCGGAGCCGTGGGCATAGACGCTAACGGCAGCACCTACAATGAGACCGGGCAGTGCAGCGGCATCATAGGCCGATGGATACTGACCGAACTCGTTGAGGACAGCGAGGTGGAGGCATTGCAGAAATACTTCCCGAAACTAACCGTCATCAACTCGCAGTTCTCGGTGGTGAAGATAGACGACATCGTGAGCGGAGACTTCTGCGAGCGGTACAGCAACCCCGAAAACAAGACAGGCTCGGACTACGACAAGACCTTTGTAGCGAGCGGACACACGCTGAAGATATTGCAGGAGACCCATGCCTACAAGTGTACCTACAACTCCAAACTCAAACAGATGGAGGGCGTGCAGCTGAGCGACACCGACTTCAACTATCTTGCCACAGGCGAGAGTTTCGATGTGGGCGACAGTGCAGGAGAGGGCTTTGACATCTTCCACCATCTGCCCCACCACTGGTACAAGGGCGTGAACGACTACAAGAACCAACAGAAGTACATCGTCTATTCGACCACGGAGAACAAGCCGCTATCCACCGTGAACAACAAGCGTGAGGCCATGCTATCGGCACTGCTCTATGCGGAGAACACAGGCGTGTATGCTGACGAGGCAGAGGTAGGCACGGTGATAGACGAGAACATCATTACCACCGCAGCCAACGTGAACGCCTACCGCATGGACGTGGAGGGCATGAAGCAGGTGAGATGGCCGGGACTGAACCACGCAAGGCTCGGAGCCGTGTTCACGGACGCGAACGGACAGATAGTAGGCAAGTTCAACATGATGGTGAGCCACACCTACTTCGACTTCTCGATAGGCAACTACGTGTTCTGCGATGTGCCTGGCGGAGCGAAGTGGATGTACTTCACCTCGTACCGCGACATAGAGGACTGCCTGTGTCTTGCCGTTGACAGCGAGCATATAGAGGCCATAGAACCCGAATGGACGGAGCACACCGTTGGCGAGAACGACAGCCTCTTGGGAACATACCCCATCACCATAGACGGACTGAAACGACCGAGGAGCATATCGGGTGCGGTGCGCTCACGCAAGGGAGACGGCACTTCGCAGACCTCGGCAGAGTGGGCATACGACACTGACGGCAATCCGACAGAGACACCGACAGGGACGATACACTACACGGCAAAGGACTTTCAGAACAGTGCGCACATGCGCGGAGAGGGCTACCAGCTCCAAGACTACGAGCAGCACAAGGAAATCAGCAACCTGTGGTGGGCGACCCACGGCACGACCAACGAGCAGTCTGTGGTTGGCAATGGCGCACACGATGCCACGCTGAACAGCCGCGACAACATCGGCATGACCGACACCTCGTATGTGGGCAACGCAATGAACTCCATCATGGGACTCAAGCACTATGTGGGCTGCGACTCGGAATGGATGGACTACATTGCAGGAAACGTGCAGAGTTACGAGACATTCTACAAGAACCGCTGTGTGGAGACCAACGATGACCCCATAGACTACAAATTCCACATCTATGACCCGGTGAAGAAAACCGAGCGTGTGGTGCAGAGTGTGAACTCTAACGGCAACTGCGTTGTGAGAGTGGTGCATGGAGCGAAGTGCGACATCTTGCCAAGCAAGGTGCATCAGACAGACACAAGCAAGTACACCACACACTATGCGGCAGGTTTGTGGTTTCCGGGCAGCAGAGGCCGCTGTGTTCTGCGGTCTGGCAACTGCTCGAATGCGTTCTGCGGTCTCGCCTATGCGAACGCGAACAACGCTTCTTCGAACTCGTACACGGGCTGCGGTGGGCGGCTGGCCTTCCGCGGCAAATTCGTAATAGTCGGATAAGCGGCAAGCGTAGCCACGAAAAAAGCGTCAGAGGGAGAGCCGACGACAGGAGGCTGCTCCCTCTCCCTGCTTTCTCGCGTAAGCGAGTTTTTTATGAGCGATGCAAAATAATTGCAAAAGTTGTAGGATATATCAACTTTAAGTATTACCTTTGCAGCATGAATTCAGAGAGGAAGATATTACTTTACAAAGACTACTTCCTCACATTCTACCGCTCTTTGGAAATGGGCGCACAGAAGAAAATAGACTATGTGCTTGACGTGCTGAAGATGCAGGAGAGAGTGAGCGAGAAATTTGTAAAGTTCATCAAGGACGGACTCTATGAGATTAGAGCCAGTTACAATGGGAATATATACCGTGCGTTCTTCATCTTTGATGAGGGTAACATTGTGATGCTGTTCAACGGCTTTCAGAAGAAAACCCAAAAGACACCCTCAAAGGAGATAGAGAAAGCACTTGAACTAAAAAAGGAATATTATGCAGCAAAGAAATGACATTTGCAGTTTCGATGCCATTCTTGATGCCAAGTATGGCGCAGTAGGAACTGCGGAAAGAGAAGCGTTCAGAAAGGAGGCGACCAACTATTGTGTCGGTCAGATAATCCTTGACGCAAGAAAGCAAGAACACATGACACAATCAGACCTTGCCAAGAAAGTGGGAACAGACAAGACCTATATCTCACGCATAGAAAAAGGCGTGATAGAGCCGGGTGTCGGCATGTTCTTCCGCATCATCGATGCGCTTGGTCTGAAAGTGGACATAGTGCGTCCGATTATGTAAGCAAAGGAACAAAAGGCAGAAAATCCCACGCGCCGCTGTGTTCTGCGGTCTGGCAACAACTCGAATGCGAACAGCGGTCTCGCCTATGCGAACGCGAACAACGCTTCTTCGAACTCGAACACGAACTACGGTGGGCGGCTGAAATTCTTTGGTTAAAATATAATCGGAGGTCTCTGACGTGGCACGAGGATTGCCACAAACAAACTCCGAGGGATTAGAGCCTCGGCAACAGCATATAAATATGGAAAGCCGGAACACGACATTAACCACATGTGGGGAGTGCGCAAGTATCTCCCCACAGGACAGGAAGGCTGTCAATACATTGGAAGAACTATTGGGGCAGGTAGAAGAAAAGACTTCTATCTGTTTTCCGTTATTAGACCTTATCCCCGAAATCATAGCGGACGAGAACATGGAACGCTCGTTCAAGCGTGTCATGTCGAACCTGCATAATGCAGACACGCGAAGCGGTATAAAATGGAGGGAGAAGGTTGTTATAGACGGTGTGGAGTGTACTCCACGCATGGTGCGCTATATGAAGCGCAAGAAAGAAATTATTGCCGAGCTGAAAGAACAAATAGGCAATGGCACATTTCGTGTTGAGCGTCTGTCCTCGTTTGAGGTGGACGATGGTCCGAAGAAAAGAATGGTTCAAGCACCTCCAGTTGTGAAACGTATAGGCTGCAATGCCATCATGGAGATTGTGGAGAAACACCTTTCGCCATTGCTAATAGAAAACACGGCAGCTTCGATAGAAGGACGCGGCCCACACGGACTATTCCACAAGATGCAGGAAGTGAGAGCCGCGAACCCCGACCTTATATATTATTATCAAAGCGACTATGAAGGTTATTATGACCACATACTGCACGACAAGATGATTGACATCATCAAGCAGTATATCGCTGACCCTTTGCTACTACCCATACTTATAAACTTTGTTAAGGCATTGCACCCAGATGGCAAAGTAGGCATCAGCAAGGGACTACGCTCCTCGCAGTTCTTCGGTAACCTGTACCACAATGACATTGACCATGCCATGATAGAGGAGTGTGGAAAAGATAACTACAACCGCTTTTGTGACGACATATACATACTTGGTGACAATAAAAAAGAGTTGTGGAAACACAGAGACACACTGCACAGACTAAGTAAACCCTACAATCTGATAATCAAGCCGAGCGAAAAGGTTGCTCCAGTGAGCGCAGGAATGGATGCACTGGGTTATATTGATTATGGTGACCACTCACGAATACGCAAGCGCACAAAGGTAAACGCTGCAAGGAAACTCGCCAAGATAAAGTCGAGAAAGCGAAGGCAACAAATTATAGGCTCGTTCAAAGGAATGGCATGTCATGCGGACTGCCAGCATTTATATTATACATTAACAGGTAAAAACATGAAGAAATTTTCAGAAATGGGCGTGACCTATAAGCCAGCAGACGGAAAGAAACGTTTTCCCGGTAAGGTGACACGCTTGGGTGACATCGTGAACATCCCTATTGAAATCCACGATTTTGAAGTTGGTATCGACACGAAGGAAGGTGAAGACCGTTATCTTGTATCGTTCCGTAATCCAGCAACAAAGGAATGGGGTAAGTTCTTCACCGCTTCGCAGGAAATGAAGGGCATACTCGACCAGATTAGCGACATTGAGGACGGTTTCCCGTTTGAGAGCATTATCAAATGCGAACTGTTTGACGGCAGCAAGCGAAAGTATAACTTCACCTAAAGCGGCTCACTAAAGATAAAAGCGTGAATTGGGCTGCATACTATATCTTTGCCTCAACAAAATCATAGAGACAATGGAAAAGATATACGGCACAACCAAACGTCAGGACGGACTGCAACGAGTAGGCAAGAATAAATGGCTGCTCTATTTCGGCCTGTATGAAACAGAGAACGGTACATACGAATACCGCCATACATTCACGCACAAGCCCACGCTTGACGAGATAAAGAAACTTGTTTGGGCTACGATAGACGCAGAGACCAAAGACAAGATTGTTAATCAGTTTGAGTATGAGGGCATCAAGGTTTGGCTCACAGACGAGAAGCAGCGTAACTTTGCCTCTATTGAGAACAGCGAAAGTGTTACATTCCCACTTACGTTGAAGCTCAACGAGAAAGCCGACGCTACACCAATCTATCATACCTTCCAGACGCGAGACGAGTTCAAGAAGTTCAGCGAGGCCGCTGCATGTTTCATTCTTGAAACCATCAGGAACGGATGGAAGGAGAAGGACAATGTAGATTGGAGCGTGTTTGACATGTAATCACAACATTATCAATAAGAGGAACAGGAGAAATCTTGCTCCTCTTTTTTTGTGCTACAATAGTTAAAACGACGCTCACCGGTTAAGTCGCTAAATTTGCCAAGAACATAAAATCATAATGGCAATGAAAAAGATTATTACATGGTTAAAATCCAGCAACCGCGGCAGACATATCGTAGGCGGCGTTCTCATCGGCTTGGGAGCTGATGATACCTACTGTGCGCTGTATGCCGGAGCTGGTGTAGCCGGAGCCTTGGAACTTAAAGACAAGTTGTATGGCGGCAAATGGGATTGGGTTGACATCGGTTGTACGATGGCCGGAGTAGTTGTAGGACGCTTGATAAGAGTAACACTGACAGGGAAATGAACGATGTAAGTCAAATTACGCAGGTGGCTAAAGGTATTAGCGACTATGGCATGATGGCAATAACAGCAGCCTTATTCCTTCTCCTTTCCGCAGCTATGATGGTGGCCCTCTTCCGTTGGTTCAAGAGCATCATCGAACAGATGATGCAAGACCAGAAGGACAGTATGCACAACCTTGCCGAAGAGACACGTAAGCAGAACGACATGCTGCAAGACATATCAGAGGGCCTTCGCCCGGAGACATTGTTACGCATCCGCAACCTTACTGGTTTTGCTTTCGACCTCAGCATTGAGCAGGTGTGCAGGCTTATCAAGCGTGTAAGAGAAGAGAACCACATCATAGACCACGAAGCGACAGCAGCGAAGATACGCAAGTCGTTGCTCGTTATACACAACGACCGCAACTCGCGCTTCGACTCTTTCACATATCGAGGTAAATCCATTTCAGAGTTTTGCAGTTCGGAATGGGTGGAGGACGTGGCGAAGATTGTTGAAGGTGAGATTTATAATGAAGATGGCGCAAACAATGCTCGTGCTTATACTAACATTAAACTTGCGTATGATAATATCAAGACAGACTTTTACCAAAGGTTGAACGCATAAATACAACTTTTGCGTAAAATTATATACAGATTTCTACAACTTTCTAAGCAAATTATATATTATGATTAAAATTCTAATCGACAATGGGCATGGAGTGAACACTAAAGGCAAGCAATCGCCTGATGGTCGTTTGCGTGAATATGCCTATGCAAGAGAGATTGCAACCCGAGTTATGACCGAGCTTCGCGGCATGGGCTACAATGCAGAGCGTGTTGTGGAGGAGGAGCAGGACGTTTCTCTATCAGTACGCTGCAAGCGTGTGAACGACATCTGCAAGAAAGTAGGCACCAAGAACGTGCTGCTTGTCTCGATCCACAACAATGCAGCAGGAGGCGACGGCAAATGGCATGAGGCGCGAGGCTTTTCTGCCCATGTGGGCATGAACGCATCCGCAAAGAGCAAGGCCTTGGCGCAGTATCTTTGGAACGAAGCTATACTTCAAGGACTGAAAGGCAACCGTTGTGTGCCCTATGCCAAGTATATCGCCCAGAACCTTGCAATCTGTAGAGACACGAACTGCCCTGCAGTGTTGACGGAGAACCTTTTTCAAGACAACAAGGAGGACGTTGACCTGCTGTTGAGCGAGGAAGGCAAGGAGAAGGTGACAGCTGTGCATGTGAACGCTATTGTTGAATTTATCAAAGAATAGTATGGATAAGAAGATTTTAGGCTTTTTGTGGGCAATGTTAGGTGTGATTGTTGGCATTGTTTGTCTGGTTGGCATCGTGCATTGCGGAGGCTACGGCAAAGGTCAGGAGCCAACGGAAGAGGTGCGCGACACTGTGATAGACACCATACCTTACTATATGCCGGTACCCAAGGACAGTTTGGTGTTGACATACAAGACCGTGACCCTGCCCAAGAGAGACAAGACGCAGCCATCTATCCGTGCGGACACACAACCGGCAGAAAGCTGTACACAAAATGATGCGGCAGATGTGCGTGACAGTGCGGAGGTTACTATCCCCATCATCCAAAAGATGTATAAAAGCAGTGACTACACGGCATGGGTGAGCGGATATGACGTGCAGCTTGACAGCATCTATGTATATCCCAAGCATGAGTATGTAACGCGCAAGATTAAGCAGCCTCCTAAGAAATGGCATATCGGTGTGACGGCAGGTTACGGCTTCGGCAAACAAGGTATGCAGCCATATATAGGCATCGGACTAACGTATTCACTAATCTCATTCTGACATGGAGACAATCACCGTACAGATATTCAAGGACGACGTGTATGAAGAGGTGGCCAAGGCTACCGACTACACAGGAGCGAAGCTGATAGACGGCGACGAGGGAGCGCGTGACCGCATCCTCGCCACGGACAGCGACCTTTCAGACCTCGGCAGGTTTTGGGAGGAGTCGGTACTTGCTACCAATGAGAGGCTGAAAGAGATGATCGTGAGCGGAGCTACCAAGCAGATACCTGTAACGATAACTCTACAGCCTAAAGATGTGGAGGCGCAGAGTATCGTTATTCCGTCGCAAGTGACGAGAACAGGCTACGAAGCCGTGCTGGAGGTGAGCAAGTCGTTTGACAAAGGGCTGAAGGACAATGTACAGTCGGCCCTTCGCAACTTCTTCATTGCCTCAATCATCGCCCAGTGGTTCAAGCTGGCCAACAAGGGCGAAGCCGCTGACTACTTCAACCAAGCCGGAGAAATGATGGACGGTGCGGAACGTCTGCTATACAGCCGCAAGAGACCGACCCGTCCGAGTGACTAACAAATAATATTTTATTGACATGGAAGGACAAGAAAAGACATTAGGTGCCAAGAAGAGCGTGACGGCAACCATCAAAATTTCGTGGCTTCTCTTCGACATCATGAACGAGACCTTCTTGCGTGGCCGTACTATCCAGAACAAGGACAACCACAAGGAGGTGGCGAGCATGTTTGCCTCTGAGGACGAAGAAAACCGCGAGAAGATACTTCGCTCTATCAAGAAAGGCTTTGCCGAGGTGAAGACAGAACTGTCGGACTACCTCAACGAGGACGGCACAAGCACAGACAACAGCCACTATGACGGCAGCACAAATCTGACGCTTAACCTCACAATGCCGAGCAACTTCAACGAGGCCGCAACCACCGGTGTAGGCGAGGCCATTCACGACTACCTGAAGAACTCTGCCATCGCCGAGTGGTACATGGTGACAAACAAGGCAGACGCAGAACAGTACATCGCCCTTGCACAGAGAAGTTTGCTAAGCATCCAACAGGCAGTGAGCAAGCGTAGCCGCCCGAAGCGTCCAACAGACTAAGGAGGAACGCTTATGAGCTGCTGCATAGAGAATGAGGGAGCGAAGCTAAAGGTAAAGCTTACCTTCGAGCGAGAACAGCTGCTCTATGACATCAAGAACAATGCCTATGTGGAGAGCCATGTAATGGCCCCGGAAACCGAGCACGCCAAGCACATGGTGGCTGACGTTGGCGAGGAGGGCAATGTGGACCGGGTGACAAGAGTGCTGGATTTGGGTATCTCCATGTGCCGGGAAATGCTTTACCCTTGGTCGAAGAAAGAAATCGTCAAGACAGAGTTTGACGACAAGCTAAAGGAGAGGGAGCAATATCATATAAACATGAGTGTACCCAACACTATTTCGCAAACCACGCTGACCTATGTGGAAAGGCTGATACATGAATACCTTGTGTGCCGAGGCGTGGCCGACTGGCTAAGTATAACTAATCCGTCGAAGTCGGAGACGTGGCTTGCCAAGGCTGCTGAGGCAGAGCAAGAAATACGCACCTCCATCCATTCAAGAATGGAACGGAAGCGTATCAGGCAACATTGGTTAGGATAATAAAGACAAGAGCCGAGGTGCATCACGCATCCCGGCTCTTTTCATAGTTACCTAAAACAATCTAACCTTAATAAATAACTAAACCTAATAATATCTTCTTTATCTTGGCTTGTTGGTCTGTCGAGGTGTGAACTCGACAGACGCGCCGTAGATGTTTTCATCTGGTGAGAGTGTGGCTACACCGGCAATTCGGAAATACTTGTAAGGAGAGCCACGGAAGCCCTGTAGATAATGGTCTTTGCTTGACCATACAAGGTGCCAGTTCTGCAAGTCGCGTGAACCGTAGAGGGCCGTAGATACGTTTCCTTTGCGGAACAGTCCACGCTGTATGACACTGGCGACAGTCTTCAATATGTTTGCCGCTTCAAGTTTGAGAGGACGTGTGACGTACAGGCATTTGACGGTATCTGTTACTGGTACCGAGAAATTGAGCACAGCATTTTTAGTGTCCATGGCCAGTGCATCCGGATATGAATTGAGGTGTGAGGCAATGTTGGAGAACATCATTCCCCACTGATTTGTCTTCAGCGAGAATACATAGGCGTAGGTGATATCGGGAGCATAGACAATGACTCGCTGATGAACATAGTCGTATAGCATCCGGCACTGCTTCAAGAACTTGGTGAATGACAGCGTAGGCAAGCACTTGTCTGTTGCAGGTTCATGTCCGAGCATGGTGTGCAGTTTGTCGAACCCGGGAAGCCGGAGTGCATCGAACGGATATTCGGAGTTGATGGCTTCGGATATGCACTGCGTCTGCGAGCCGCTGATCAGCATTATGCCGCGGTCTGTTGGGAAGAGAACAGCGGAGTCGAGCTGTGTGATGCCGTCGGGGTTGATGCACACGTCGCGCGTGATGGGCTGCTTTGCAGAATAGGTGCCGGTGGACGAAACCTCTAATGCCCATACACCCTCGGAGGTGAAGGCATAGAGAGGGAACTGACCGAACTGTCCTTCTGAAAGAGCCTTTGCTGCAGAACAGATGCCCTTAATCTCTCCCGTGCCCACGGTATTGATGCCAAGTACCGGGAAGTAGAAGGGGTTGTTGACTTCGGAGGTGTAGATTTTGTTGGCAATCTCAATGGGGAAATTGTTGTCTTCGTGTGACGGATAGACAGACGGCAGCGAAGTGAAGTTCTTTTCACGTACCAGCTCGTAGTCGAGGACAGCAAAGGCACCATTCAGGAACTCATGCTGTTTGAGGTCGATGGCATAACATGCAGCACTGAAATTATAGATAACCATTTTGTAGGCATTCGGATTTGGGTAGAAAACATAGCACCCCCACGAATGCTTACTCTTTTTCGTCGTTTGCGTTGAACCGCTGGTAGATACCATTTCAGAGCTACAGAATAACTGCATACCCATTCCGTAAAAACGTTCATCTGAAGCCACAGCATATTCCTGCCCGTTTTCTTTGATGTAAACCATAATAGAATAATCATCAGTAGAAAATGCCGCCATTGATATGTTTAGTGTGGAACCGTTGGGTTGCCAGTTGTAACGTCCGTTGCAATATGCGAACATGGACTGGGCCAGATAGCCGGTGAATGGCTTGCGCTTGAGTCCTGACAAGTTGAGGCGGCTATTATAGACGAATGAGTAATCAGCATGCAGCTGGTCGTGTGTCAGATAGTCATCGGTCATAACCTCGCGCGTAACAAGAGACTGTAGATATTCATCATCAACGATAATGTCCTTTCGCTTGTTGTCGGCAATGGCATCTGCAATTTCAAGAGAACACAACTTGTAGAACGTTGAAGTGTTCTTGATAGACTCTGACACCTTTCCTTCTGTGAACTCCGGCATGTGGAAAGCCGTAGATGGATAAGAGCGGTCAGAAGAATAGTACATAGCGTAGATCTTAGAATACTCCCACTCACAGTAGTAGTCAAGAAATTCCTTGGAAGAGAACTGCCCGAGTATTTTGTCTTCTGCCTTTGTCGATGTTACGGTGTCCTTATTGTCGGCATACAGACGGCCAATAAACTTTGTATTGTAGTTGTCAACATCTGACATGGAAGAAATCTTTCCTTCTTGGTCGTATGTGTATATAGGCTTGGATATGAACACATCAATACTCTTGATAATGTCGGACCAGTCATTAAGATCGTACGAGTCGTCATTCCGTACAACCTTATAGTCGAGTGATGCAGCCATAAGCATGATGTCACAGACAGCCTCTGTATAACTGTTCTTGCCCTTTGCCCTGTTCCACCATACAATAGGAGCAGCCTTAGTAGATGGGTTCATGAGAATGGGTGCTGAATGATAAACAAGTGAACCGTCGTATAGACGCAAGGCATAGCGGACAAAGAACGGAAAGCAGAACCGTCCTTTGTTTACAGTCTCCTGAGCAACGAACTTGTTGACTTTAGCCATTATCTGTTCGGTGATACGAGTCTTGTTGTTTTCTGTGAACTCGTTGTAGAGTGCTCCCTCGGAAATACCATCAAAGTAAATGGTGAACGTACTCTTGCTATCATCGGAAAGACTGAACAAACGAGGATGGCCGACAAGACCGAACGACACTTCAACATCCGGGATATGGTCGCCCAGTTTGACATATTTGCCAGACTTCCACAAGTAATAGTAGAAGCTGCCGGACGTAAAGACGAGCAATGTATTACCTACTGCATTGAAATGAGAAACACTATATAGTGAGCCAACCTCTATGCGTTCTGTTGTATCCTTGTCTATTGATGCTATTTTCCCACTCTTCTCAGAATATACGATGTAGTGAGTGAAAGAGGAAGTCTTGTGTATAAACTTGACGACCTCACCATCTTGAAGCTGCATAACTTCTGATGGTGCGAGGATAGGCTTCAAGGCACCGTCTTCTGGCAGCAGGTTGATGGACACAGCAAGAGAACCGTCGGAACATTCATAGTCGGACGGCACAGCGGAGAAGCCACTATATTTTATTTCTTGGTTCATAACGGATGCTTAAATATTATTGGTAAAACTGTTTCGCCGTCGCGTTTCTCTGCTTGGCCTATCATGAATGAGGCACGCTGCTCTTTTATGCCGCAGTTGTCGAGCATGAGTCGTGCGAGGAGGACGGAAGATGCACAGTAGTTCTTGGAACCTTTCTTTGTTGGGTGACACTGTGCGACATGCCGTCCTATTGCATTTTGGTGCCGGACTGCAAGCAGGTAGCACTCGCCAAGGTGGAAGGCTACGTTAATACTGTCGCCCGGCTGGAGCGAGAGTAACCGCACGACTCTTGCCGTAATGGAAATGCGGCCATTACGGGAGAATGTTATGTCGGGGCGGCGTGTTCGTTCCAAGAGTTTAATCATAATGCAAAGATATAGGGTTGTTGATGAAAGATGGTTTTAAGTTTAGAGGGACGTTCAACCCATCATGTGATGATGAGTTGAACGTAGAAGTGAAACTCCCGGCACAACCTCGGTATTTGTGGGTAGTGCTTTGGATCCTCATTGTAGGGGAGGTATATGCACCGCTCCTTGGTGTTGCAGTGAATACCTCTCCTACGTAGCTTGTAGAGCATGTTAGCCCTGCGTTTTGGATGGCGCATGTTGCTGATGTTGATAGTGTATTATACGTTCTCTGGCCGCATGGTAATAGTGTTCATCTTTTTCTATTCCCAATAGAGAACAACCAAAATTTTCACAAGCAATGGCAATGCTTCCGCTACCAAGATGTGTGTCAAGAATACGCCATTTTTCTTTTGCAAATTTCGTAAGTAGCCATGTATAAAGAGCTACAGGTTTCTGAGTTGGGTGTATTCTCTTTTCATTCAGTTTCTTATTTCCCTGCATAATACGTCCTTCATTCACACTTTTCCCTTGCATCATACCATTCCACATAAAAGGGAATAGTCTAACGCTTGTGAATAGATTTGTAGCTGCAATCTCGCAATCAGAAAATGATGATGAGCCGTTACACTTATCCCATACAATCCTGCCCGGTGCAAAAATATAGTTGAAGTAGTTGCATCCCCATACAATGTAATATTTTGACACCCTTTGCAGTTCATCAAAGTATTCTGCGGTTGGAACTTCCCATGTCTCACTTTTCTCGTACAATCTCTTCACTCCAATTTTGCTTACCTTACAACCATAGAACTGACGGCGTTCGGGTCCTGAAAAATATGGAGGGTTAACAATTGCAAGGTCGAAAGACTTATCTGGCATGTTCTTCAACATGTCCATGCAGTCTCCAAAGTGCAGAGTTATGTTATTTAACTGTTCCATCATTGTTTTGTTGTTTTATGTTTACCATGACGTTTCAAACACACTCCACATTTGATGAAAGTGTTTTTGTTGATCATTGTTTCTAATTGATGCTGCCTTTCGTGTTCCATCTTTGATAAGAACTTAGCGTCGCTAAATCCTTTCTTGTAACCATCGAAGTAGCCCTGCTCTTTTCCTTTGTCTTTGCCTAATTGCCAAGCGAGCAGGAGAAAGAAAGCGACGAGAAAGGCTATTGTCCATATAGCTGCTATCATCGTCTTGCCTTTCTTTTGCGTTTAGGGTTACGGATTGGGTACAGCCTGCCGAATTCATCGTGCCACGCATCGTAGCCGTGTCCGTATTCGACGCGCCCTCCGGGATATGAGCGTGAGTAGATGAGGACACGTCCCCAGTTGTCCATGACGTAGCAGGTGCTGTAGTTCTTGCCTCTTATTGACAGGCTCCAGTGTTCGCGGATGCGAAGGTAGAGGTACATGGCCTTGTTGGTAAGGCGTTGAGGCATTACCTTGTAGTTGTCGATTTTTCGTGCAATTCTTCTTTTCATATTGTTTTGTTATTAATACCAATTATCTGTGTGAGATTTGGTTGTTGTTCCTTGTATTTTTGAAAGCTTTATTGGTTTAGTCGGTATTGGAAACCGACGATCATGCATGATGACGATGCGGATAGCACGCAATACACGTGGGTTCTTGCAAGTAAAGAACGAACAAAGAGTAAAACCTTTGTAATTATTCCAATAGTTTGGCTTGAATGAATATAAAGCCTTGTATATTTTCCTTGCTTGTCGTGTCTTCATTCTATCTTCTTATGTCTCCATTCATCGTAGAGCAGTTGCCTTTGATGTTGTCGCAAGTTACGTCGCCACTCATGGTTGATACAGAACCCTCTATGGTTTTGCACCGTACATCGCCGCTCATTGTACTAATGTTATGCGCATTGCCATTGATTGTAACATCGCCGCTTCCCGTCTTGATGCTTTCGACGTTACCAGTGAGTTCAATCTTGATGATTGGGAAGTCTTCCTCATTGTACTGATCGATTGGCTCGCCATTGATGAGGATTTGACCGTCAACAAGTTCCATGTGTGAACTTGGAGGAACGTTAATTGTTCTGCCGTTGTAAGAAATACGGCCACTAACGGTGCCAATAATTGTACTGGCGGATTTGTTGTTAATGATTTTCATATGAACCTGTTTCTTTTATGATTATGTTTATAATAGAATGGCTTAAACTTGCCGTCCGCTACGCCATTCCAATAGTAGCGGAGAGCCTTTTTAATTTGCGGTTGGCGGTATGTTGCACACCACTGGAGAGCGCGGTCGAACCATGTGCTACTCATGCGGTCTATTGGAGTGAACATTACCATGCGGACTATTTTCCGAACTTGTCGTGAGCGCATCTTTATACTTCTTCTCCTTTGTTTTGGAATGGTTTATCTGGAAGCAAACACCAATATTCCCACTTGTGTTCAGTTTTGTTTGGTACAGGCAATCCCATATCGTTATACATAGGTGGCGGATTGTCAATGTTGGCAATTCGCTTACAAGCATTGCGTAACAAAATTTGTAATTTATCTGAAACTTCTTTTGTCCGGCGGAATGTTAAACGAGTGAAACCACGTTCGCTAAGAAGTACTATCTCTTTGTTGAACGGTGGCAATTCGTCTGAAAGTTTAATCCATTTCATACTGACCTCCTTTCTTCACCATTTCGGGATTGTCGTAGATGTTTCCAACAACCTCAACATCGCCTTCATAATCGTTGACAACGACTCCGTATAACGACCATGTGCTTGTGCTTACTGGATCGGCATAGACCACATCGAAGCAGTAACCGCGAACACCATCAACAACATGACCGATAATTTTGCCGTTATGTGCAAGAATGTCACCGCCATAAATCTCATGGTTGTTCTTGTCTCTTAGGCCAGTATTCATGCCAAGTGTCTTTTCTTGTATTGTAACACAGCCATTATCATAGTCTGCATACTCAAAAATAGCAGGTTGTCTACCCATCCAAACCAAGTCACCATGTACCCATCTGCCACTGCCAACGGCTTTGCCGCGAAAATCAATTGTTCTCATTGTCTGTCTCTTTCTTTTTTAGTTCTTTGATAAGTGTATCTGCGAAGCGTATAGCTTCACGGCAGCAGCCTTCGAGAGTCTTGTACTCAAAGCCGTTGATTGGCGAGTGGTCAGCTCTTGCCGCATTGCCATCATCGGTGTAGATGGCAGGGAGCATGGTTTTTGCTATCTCGTAGCGGCGTTGTTCCCAGTTGAGGATTTTGTCTTCAGCGATATATTCATAATCTCTGAACAGATTTACTTGCAAACCATAAACTTCTCCTTTGCAGTCTATACATTCTGCAAAATCGCCTCTCTCGTTGTGTCGGAGAACATTGATTATTTCTCCAGTCTTTCTATGTCTGTATTTCATATTTTACTTTTTTACAGAGAGTCAAGTCCTTTGATGTCCTCCACTCTGTGAATTTCTGTATCAACTTTTCTTTCCAACGCCATACTCTTTGTCAAAGCCTCATGTGAGCGTAGTCTGAAATAGTCTTTTTGTGCTTGTCGCATTTCACGCACAAGCATGAAGAAAGATTTAGCGTTCATTATCTTCTACTTTTTCCAGTTAAAGGAATTACGTTGTATGTTTTGAAGCGATCCACAAGTCGGCCGTAGCCGTCATTGCGCTTGAACCGCTTTTCAAGTTCCTTGTTGTCAAGGTTTGTAGTCAGGTGGGCGAACTTGCCGAACTGTGTCCAAATCTCGTTGCGAGCGTGAAGAAACTCGTCAGTGAGCAACCCGGTGTCCATGCCGAAGAACGTGCGGTCCTGTATGCCGATGTCGTTGAGGCACACATTTTCGGGTTTGCACTGGAAGCCCTTGCTTTCCTCCTCAAAGTAAGTGAAGCGGTCGAGGTTGTTGTGGATGGTGTAGTAGTTGACCATCTGTGTGACCGACACGTTGTGAAAGAAGCGAGGGTTCTTAGTGCGCCGTAGATATTCGCTGAATATCTGCATGAGGAGCGTTTTGCCAACACCTACGCCGCCCTGTATAAGAAGGTTCTTGTGTAGCTTGTAGCCACGTTCGGGGAACACTTCTTCAGCCAGAGGGCAGTTGTTGAAGTAGAGCAAGAGGAAGCGCAGCACCTGCTTGTTGTCGTCGTCAACGATGAACTTGCGGCGTTGAGGAGCCAGCACAACAGAGTTGGCGATATAGACAAGGAAGCTGGAGTGTGCACTATATACGTTAGAATCGGCAAGGTTGTACGCCTGTGCTCTCGCCTTTTCGCTCTCTCGCCGTAGGTTGAGTGCGCATTGGTGCAGGTTGAGCCACGGCGCATCCTTCTCGCGTTCGTTCTTGCGAAGAACGGAAAGGACGGCAGCGTCCCAGTCTTTGTTGCCGGTAGGCTGACGGCCATACTTGGCAAGTTCTTCGATTAGACATTGTGGATATTGAGCCATAGTTTCAGACATTAAAGGTTAGACATCTTGCCCACCGAAACCGCCATTGAACTCGTATGACGGAGGTGGCAGCTCTTGTGCGTCTTCCGGCTCGGCATGTGAGGTGTACGCCTTGCGCATCCACGAACAGAAGTGACGTTTGGCATCATTGATATTGTCGTGAGGTTTGCCCTCGTACTCGCAACGGCAGTGGTTGAGGAAGGAGCCGAGGCGTTTGCCAAGCTCGTCCTCGCGTATATGGAACTGCATACATACCGGTTCGTTCCAAGAACGATCGGCACGCATTTCTTCAATCTCCTGCTCCAGCGTGAGTGTGTAGCCGGGCGTGACGTTGGGCTTGTCAGAAATGGCAGACGAGACAGCTCTATCCTTAGCAGGGCGACCGCCAAGTTTGCCGAACTTCTTGCCTTTCTTGCCGCCCTCAGAGCGTGCGTTGTTGGCATCCATCACTGGCTTGATAAGGATGAAGACACCCTTGGCAATGTCGGATAGTCCTTTAGGCTCCTTTCCGTTAAGGGCATACTCCACGATGGCCGGGTAAATCTCGGCCTGTACCTCGGAGGGCATACACTTGATAGCCTCAAGGAAACTGCGATAGAATATAAAACTGTCTCGTGCCATATAAATCAAACCTCTTTAATGCGGATGCCATGCACGTGCAGCATGAGTTTCCGCTTGATGATATACTCCTTTGTTCTGACTCCCTTTGTGTCTTCCACGACGGTCTGCCCGGTAGCCTTGTCGGTATAAACGAAATCGGCTACATAAGAGCATGGACGTTCGAGAAGGACACGTGTAGGACGATTTTTGAAATCTTTGCCACACTCGCCGTATTGTGCAGGTATCAACAGGTATGATACCTGCTCCCGAAGGTCGGAGATAAGTCCGGCACGCTGCATCATGCGTAGTTCGCCAGCTCGGTAGTGCTCCTTCTTGGATGCGTGGGAGCCTACGCGCTTGTTGCCGTACTTATTCCGGCCTTGGAAGGCATGATTATAGAACTTATCCATTAGCTGTGTTAGGCTTGTAACGGAAGATGTCCATAATCTTAGCCTCGTCGAGCGTAGCAATCTCGAAGTCAACCATTGACCCCTTCAAGCGGTCAATGACAACAGCGTGTGCGTTGTTGATGTCGGTGGCACGGACGATGAAGTGAGTAGCGGTCTTCTTCTCTCGGCCTTTGTCGTCGAGCGTGATGTAGAGAAGCTTTGCGCGGAACCACTTGTCGCCCTTGTCGTTCTCGGCAATCTCGGAGTAGTTGGTGCGCTTGATTGTTACAACATCGAAGTCGCCCGAAAAGAACGGCTCCATTTCTTTGGTGATACGTCCTTCAGCCTCGGTGAAAGAGAGTGCATCGACAAGGTACAACTCCGTTACTTTCTTGGTAATGCCGTTCGCCATAGTCCGCTCATAACGGACACCACATTCGTATAGCATCATAATGCAGCCTCCTTTCCTTCGTTGATTGCCTTTACCAGTTCCTTGCTTGCACGGAGCTTGACAGACGTGTGTGCCGGGATAACCAGAGGCTTGCCGGTCTTGAAGTTGCGTGCTGTGCGTTCGGCTACCTCAACAGGGATGAATGTGCCGAAGCCACGGATAACAACTACTTCGCCTTTGGCGAGTGCCTCCTTGATAACTCTGAGTGTGCCGTCGATGGCTTTCACTGTTGTTGAGAGGTGCAGTTTCTCAGATACTGATACCTCACGTGCCAATTCATTCTTTGTCATGATAGATAAAATTGAGTTTATAATGTTTTTGCTATATTGTTTTCGCCTGTCATAGGTATGCGCAGGTCGAGAACGTCTTTGTCTGTTGCGAGTCGCCACCGGCACTCTGTCAATTCATTCTTCTGTTCGTCGATGAATTTTTCGCTTACCTCCACCTTCAGCGCATGGATGAATGGGAAGATCTTGATGATGGCGTAACGCCCGGTTAGATTTTGGCTTATAACCTGTCTCATTTTATTTTCTTTTTTAATTTTTGGGTGAGTTGTCTAATACACCATGCACGGCATGAATTGCGCAGACCGTGCTGTTTATCGTAGAGAGCGGCCGCATCATCGAGATACTTGATAATGCGCTGCAGGTCGGTCTTACATAGGTCAGCCATCGTCGTCCGGATTGAGGAAGAGTGACGTAAGTTGGTCGAAGTACATTTCATCCTGTGGAATGTCGTCGTCGGTAGCCATTATCTGGTTGGCGATGGACTTCTTCTTGTGGATGATGGCATAGAGGGTGCGGTCGATGGTTCCACGGCCAAGGAGATAGTAGCACGTCACGTTGTCCTTTTGTCCGATACGGTGTGCGCGGTCTTCGCATTGACAGCAGTCGGCATAAGTCCATGGGAACTCAACGAAAGCCACGTTAGACGAGGCCGTGAGTGTGAGACCCACGCCAGCTGCTTTTATGGAGCAGACAATTAGCTGTGCTTTCCCGGACTGGAACGCATCGACGGCTGCTTGCTTCATCATCATGGAGTCGCGCCCGGTGATGCTGACCGCGTTGGGAAACGCTTTTTTTATCTCATCAACAATCTCATGCAGAGAGCAGAAGAGAATGAGCGGCTTGCCGTTGGCGAGGAAGGTGCGCGTGAAGTCGATGGCTTGCTTTACCTTTCCTTTTGCAGAGAGCGAGCGTAGCGTCATGAACTTGACAAGAGCCTCCATGCGCATCTTGCGTCGTATGTCGATGTCATCACACTCGGTATATGTGCGCAGGTATTCTGCAAGGTCGGCTTCTGCAAGCATATACTCGTCGCGGTTGCTGATGTCAACGATGAGGTCTGTGCGCGTCTTGTCTGGCAGTTGGGTGAGCACTTTAGCCTTTTCGCGACGGATCATGCAGCGTGCATAGAGTTCGGCAGAGAGCCGGTCGAGGTTGCGCGGAGCGTCGTCCTCATCATTTCCTCTTCTCTCTTTGGAGATTTCGCCACCGCCGTACTCGGCAAGAAACTTCGAGCGTCCACCGAACTCAGGCAAACGTCCCATGATGGAAAGCTGTGCTATGAGGTCGGCAGGACGGTTGACAACCGGTGTGCCTGACAGCAAAATGCGATACTCCTTGCCTTCAGCAATGCCACGTGCGAAGATGGTTTGCTGGGCTGATGGGTCTTTAACGCGGTGACTCTCGTCTATGATGATAGACTTGAAGATATTGACGTCCGGTGTGAAGACGACATCTTTCAGCCGGAACCCACCACGTGAGCCTCCCTTGATGTCCCACACGAAGTATTTACGCAGAGACTCGTAGTTGACGACCGCCACCTGCTGCATACCCATTCGGAGAAGATAAGGCCATGTGGTAAGCACGGAATTGTCGAGCACAAGGGCTTTCTTGTTGGTGAATTTCTCGAACTCGCGTTGCCAGTTGATTTTGAGCGAGGACGGACAGACCACAAGGCAAGGGTAAGCATTGGCACAGTCAACGACACCGATACTTTGCAGCGTCTTGCCCAAGCCCGGCTCATCACCGATGAGAAAGCGGTGCCAGCGCAGCCCGGCAAGTATGCCCTCCTTCTGATAGTCGTAAGGCTCGACGCGAAGGTTATGTTTTAGAGTTTCAGCCATAAGCATTGATTGTGTGTTTTGAAATCGTTATTTCGTAGCCATGTATGTATGCTTGCTTGCGCAAGTCGGCGCATGAGAGCATGCAATGGCGAGCTTCCTTTGAGCGAGCGGCCATGCCTGAAGAAGAACGTACCCCCCCCAACCATGCCACCGCATGTATATCCGTAAGAGCCAGAGAACACAGCGAACGGACACATGCGTCTGAGGCGTTTGAGCAGCTGGATTTGTGCTGTCTGTGATAATTTCTTTTTCATACTTTGTCTGTTACATGAGGTTGAAAGCCCAATATTGGAAGGCAAGTTCTTCGTACTTCTCGCGTCCGCGATTGTAGATGTCGTCGCCACGGTTGATGAACTTCTTGAAAATGTTGCAGTTCTTTTTGCTGATTGCATAGATAAAGTCGCGGTCGGAATGGGCGATGTCCATGTACCACGCCCGGCTACGGTCCCAGTCGAAGAAATCTACAGCATTGTCGAACTCCGCTTGCGTTGAGGCGAATGTCGTTTTCAGATCACCGCCGAAGTTGGCCATTGGCAACCACCAGTCCCATTTGCAACGTGTGTCCAGATGGAAGGTAAATCCCCCATTGCAGAACTCCTGCTGCTTGTTGACCATGAAGCGTTGTGTATCGGCTTGTTCGAGCACCTTAGCGAGAAATGGGTCTCGTCGTGCTTCGGCACGCAGTGCACGCTGCATTTCGCGAGCGTGGAGGAACTCCTCCTCGGAACATTGTTCACCGTCGATGGTCATGTGCAGAAAGTCAACACGCGAGGGTTCGGTGATGATGGCATCGACGATAGAGCCGAAGCGGAAAGCAGCCTCTTTGTCGCCGAACTGCATGTGAGGGTGCAGCAGGTTCTTCAGTTCGGTGAGGTCAGAATTGCTGACCTCACTTCTCTGATAGTATTCGTCTGGGTTGTTAATCTTCGTCATAATCGTCGTAATCAGGTTCGTATTCAACTTCGCCCTCACCATCGCACACCTCGCAGGTCTCCTTTTCGCCCTTGATGAAGTGCATTCGTTTTGCAATAGCCTCTTCTTCCGTTTCGGGAAGCATATTCCATGTTTCTTCGGAACATTCTGTTTCGTAGTCTGCCTCAAAGTCGTAGGCGTACCAATGATAGCCCTTGCCGCCACATGCAGCACATTCGACCATCGTAGGCTCTCGTTCATTCCAAGGTGCGCGTGGGTCGAACTCCGCACCGGCAGGATAATAACCACTTTCGTACATAACTGTTTATTTAGCTTTTACTTCCTCATCATAGGAAACTGATGTTGAACTGATGAACTCGGGGTGGTCCTTGTCGTTAGCCACCTTCTCGCAGAACGTGATCTGCTTTTTGAATATCTTGGCGAGGTCTTCGACCGACATAAACTGTCCCTCCTTGGACCACCACATAGATACGGCAGCGAGAACGCCCTGTGCGTCGTGGAAGTGAATACGCTTCTTGACTGAGGTCTTAGGTTGGTAGCCAGCCGGGGACACAACCGCTTGCTGACCGAACAGGTTGCCAATCTCGGAAGCCTCGGCTTGCATCTTCTTCTTGGCTGCTTCCTCTTCCTCCTTGCGCTTGCGCTCAGCCTCGATACGTGCGGCTTCGGCTTGCTCACGTGCTTTCAGTTCAGCAGCCATGCGTGCCTTTTCTTCCTCGTTGGCCTTCTGCATACGTTCCAGTTCTGCTTTCTTCGATGGCAGCATGTCGATGATGGAGTCACGATATTCGGCCACCTCGAACTGAAACTGCTCACGGAACTGTTGCATGAGCTTGGAAAGGATGGAAGAACGAATGCCCGGCAGCTGGTCTCTCATGTCTGCAATCTCAGTCGGGATAAGGACTGTAGAGTTCAGCTTGTTTCCATAGTCAGCCGGAAGCGTGACGGGATATTCACGGATGGTCTTGCACTGTGCTTCGTAGTTTTCGAGGGTCAGACCGCTGTTGAGCTTTGTCAGCTCGTTTGTGGCATTGGTCGTATATACATTGAACTGACGCTTGAAGTCGTCCTCCACGTCCTGCTTGTAGCGGCTGAGAGCCTGTTCGCGCTGCTGACGGATAACCTCTTCACGGCGGCGGCGTTCTTCCTCTTCACGCTTTCGTGCTGCATAGGCATTGCGCTCCTGCTGAATTTGATAAGGGATAGAGCCGGTCTTGTTAGGATCGACAGAATTTTCCATGCCGGTGAACTCGGAACGTATCTGGTCGAAAATCTTGGTGATGGCAGAACGGTTGGTGTTCATCTTCTTCACCGTGTTGCGAGCCTTGTTGATGTAGTTGGCGCACTGCATATCCAGTTCATCGTTCATGCCGTTGGCCTTGATTTGTGCAAGGAGTTTCTGGCCATACTCGCTGCAACGCTCGGACGAGGTTGTGTTGTCCTTGTAAATCTGTGGCGCGGATTGCGCTATCATCTGCACGTTCTCTTTGCGTACGATGGTGAGGTCTGTTGTCTGTTCGCTCATTGTTGTAAGTATTATAGGGTTAGAATGTATCGTCGTCGTCGTTGGCGGCAGGGTCAACGGTTACTCCTGCAGACGTGTCGGTCTGAGGTGCGAAGTCCTGCTTCTCTTGGATAATCTCGCCAGTGGTGGTGTCAACCTTCTCGCCATCACCGGTAACGCCGTAGATGTCGTCAGTGATTTCTGTCTCGTCAACCTGCTGTGACTCCAACTGCGTAGCACGACCGACACGTGCCTTCGGGTAGGTCTTGAAGGCGTGCTTGATGCACTTTGCAACGAGGAAGCCGGGGTCAATCTGTCCGCCTTGTGCTTCGTAGAGCGCATTGGGTTTACCGTTTTCCCACTTCTTGGTCTGATAATTGTACTTGCCGTTCTGACGAGCGGAATAGCTGGAGAGTCGTATCCAGTCTTCTGGCAACATGACTGAATAGTCGATAGAACCATCGGCGCGAGTAATCTTCATGAAGCAAGCAACGATACGACCGGTGGTGTGGGGAAGACGGCATGTGTAGTTGACGAATTTTTGTCCGTCGCGTTCGCCATACTCAAAGCTGTCCTCTTCGTACACGATAACCGGGTTGTCCGCGTGGCGTATCTGGCCGCAGCGTGCGCGAAGCACCAGCTCGCCATATCCGGACACGGTGAGCATGCAGTGTGTCTCGTACTTGTTTTTCTTCTGTCCGTTGTCATAGTAGCTGTCAACTGCGACGGAGCGAGCGAGGAGGTAGGCTTGCGCCTTGGTGCCGGGGTCGAGGGTGAGTCCGGAAATTGCCACGTCGAGGAAAGCTGTGAAGAGCGAGAACTTTGTGCATGTCTTGCGCACGTCCTCTTTCTCTGAAAGCAGACGGTTGAAGTTGCGTGACTCGCGCTCGTAGGCTGCTTCGCCTGATGTTCCGGTGGATGGTGTCCACATTGCCTCGTAAATCTGGATGAACTTGTCGCGTACATTGTCATTGCGAACAATCCCAGTAGGTTCCATTGCGTTGATTTGCTCAACTGTAAGTCCTATCTTACTCATAGTGTTAAAAATTAAAAGATGAATATTATTTGTTTGTCTGTGAGCCGCAGGTGGGAGTCGAACCGCACTAATGCACTCCGTGAGCATATTTGAGCCTTGTACTTCGGCTATAACATGCCTTCTGTGGTTTCCGTTGCGCCGGGTGCCCTTTCCGATTAAGCATTCTATCTGCGGCAGTTGAGGCTACTTGTCAAGGTAGTCTTGTTGTATCCTCTGCAACAGCCGCAGGTCGGCTGTACGGTATTCGACTTTACCCGGACGTTTGTAGGCAAGGACTTTGCCCTGCTTGCGCCACCGCTCCACATTGCCACGACCGAACATCTGAAACGCTTTGTTCTGGCTGATGAACTCCGGATCGTTGGCATCCTGCTTAATCATGTGGACCACCTTTGCGGCCACATCATTGAGGAAGGTGGAGTAGCGTACGCACTTGTCGGGGAAGTTGAGGAAGTCCATTATAGTTCGCCCTCCTGTCGGCTCATTGGGGTTGGGGTCTCGTCGGCTTCATCGCACAGCTTGTCGAAGAACTGAAGCAACCAGTCATGCTTGCGCCACTTGTTGAAGAGAAAGATGGTGAGAGCAAGCAGCAGGAAACCGAGGGCCTTGTCGAGGATAAGGTGAAAGAGGTACGCGAAGAAACTGTTGTCTTGCTCCTCTCCGAAAAGGAAGAGTGTTCCTGCGCATCCGATGATAAGTAGGATGCAAACGCGGATGATAGAATATGCTTTATTCATTTTTTGTTGTTATTAGTGGTTGCACATGGTGGTGTCTTTGCGTACTCAACGTAACGGTTGAGGAACATGCAGAAACAGCCGTTGAGAGCATTGAAGGACTGTTTGCAGGAGGTGCAGAACTTATTAGACATTAGTTGTAGAGGTTTATGCCCAACTTGTTGAACGCCTCTTCTTCTGCAACGGATCCGCGCCAAGCGTCGAGATAATCGTTGATGGCTTTCTCGTTGTTGGCATCGGCCTTTTCGTTGTAGCCGAAGTCCTTGCAGAAGGCTGACCAGCTGATGCGGTCGAGTTCTTCGTTAGACAATTGGGTTGAGGTGTTGCAGCTGATGAGGCTTGCAACAAGGAGTGCTGATGTGATGATTAACTTTTTCATGATGGAGTGGGTTTAATGTTACGAAATTCGGGTTGCTGTGATTGTGCGCTGCTCGCGGTTTGTCGTGGTGGTAAACTTCTTGTCCCACTGGAGTCCAAAGCTGACGCAAATCGACTTCAAGTAGCTTGAACGGCTAACCGATACTGTCAACTCTTCGCCGACTTCAAGGGCGTTCAATTGGCCCAAGAGCGATTTTTTTCGCTGATTTTTAGATGTTTCTGTCATTATTTCGATATTTATTTATAACTTTATGCTGCAAAGTTAGACAATTGGGTTGATATAACAATACAATTGGGCAACTATTATTTGTAAATTAAGATATTTTAAGAATAGGTTTGCGTATGGAAACGATTAACGACCGAATGGAAATGCTTGTAAATCAAAGATTTAACGGCAATAAAGCAGCCTTTGCAAAGACAATTGGTTTGCCTCCCACCGGATTGTCTAACTATCTAGGGACAAAGAGGCGAAGCAAACCATCTGTAGAAATGGTTACAAAAATTGTCTTGGCGTTAGATGTTGATGCAAGATGGCTGCTCACTGGAGAAGAAACGCCACAACAGCAAGGCGTGAATACCAACATGAACGGCAATGTGACCGATAGCAATGTGGCAATTGGTAGCCACAACTCTGTTGGCAATGTGACAGTTGGTGCTGATGTTGTTTTGTCTGAGCGAGTAAAGAGTCTTGAAGCCCTGCTTGCAGAAAAAGAGAGACTGATTAAGGTTTACGAGAAGATGGTGGAGGGCAAGGTATGAAGAAAGCTTTGGCTCTTGCATTGTTCGCTATTGCGCTCGTTTCATGTAGAGATAATTGTGCCAGAAAGCAAGGACATTATGCAGTCGGAAAATATCTCTATATGGACTCTCAGCATAGATTACATACCAATAAAGACTGCTGGCGGATTGGTGATGTCGTGCAATTTTTAGATACGGCAAGCGTATATGCCAAAGACGAATTTCAATATTGCAAAGACTGTTTTACTGATACAACATACGAACATGTACAGGCTATATTGCATAATGACATGGACAGAAAGTGGTTGTATGAAAAATTAAAAGAAACTTATAATGATATGCCCACATATCAAGTGTATATCAATAAGCTTCATAATCCCCAAAAGGTAAAATTGGTTTATGAAGCTGCGTGTAACGAAGGGTGGGATGTAGGAACATACGAAGATTTTTCAAAGACAATAGGTTTTGAAAACAAATAAAATGGATAAAGATTTGAAGAAGCTGAAGATATTGATGAATGCCATCAATGAAGTTGAAGAAGAAAACCAAGAGGAGGAATTCGATGAGGCTTCAGACTTCTACGCGGATCTGAAAGAGGCTGCATGGAATATCCTGCATGAAAACCCCGGAACAGATTTCGGGGATTGGCAGATGATGCTCATCGAGCAGTACCCGACGGAAGTAGTGGACGCATTGGGCACCAACCCTCCTGAAGTCTTTGCGGAACTTTCCGACTGGTGGGACTGCATGGACTACGACGACGGAGTGTTGGAGATACCGCACACATTCCGGGAATGGGCAGAGTATTTCGCCACCGAACGCTCCGTGGAACTATACGACCTACTTGTTGAGGCGAAACGCAAATAAGGCGTTTTAAGCGTCTGTTTTCGTCAAGACAATAAAACCCTCGTCCGAGCGCACAAAGTTCGTCAGAGGGGCAAAATAACGGCTCAGGACGGCATTGTGATACCGGAGCCAGAGTCGCACAAACAAATGAGATTAGCACGATAAGATTAGTTAATTCACCTCTTTTGATAGAGACGCTTACAAATTCTTCAAAAGTCCCTCATAATGAGAGGGTGAAATCAGCTGCGCAGGCTGCTGTTGAGGAATAGTAAGATAAGCCCTCGTAACTAACGAGTTAGGCGGTAAGTCTCTGATAATAAAGAG